AAAATTAATTAGAACACCTACCGATAATACGATAGCAAGTAGGTGGATCGCCAAAGAATTAAGAATGAAACAATTGATGTCTGGGGGCTGAAAACACTTGACATTTCCTTCAAATCTGATATAATATAGTTAATAACTTGAATTTAAATAATATTATTATGAGTATTGCGACCGATACCAAATTCCTCAATTTTCTATCTTCCCGATTAGACAGATTCAAAAGAGTTAGAGACAATCTCTGGAACTTTCGATGCCCTCTTTGTGGTGATTCTTCAAGAAACAAGAGGAAGGCGAGGGGATATGTTTATCAGAAACAAACAGATTTATTCTATAAATGTCATAATTGTGGATCTGGACTATCTATTGGAAATCTTATCAAAGAGATAGATTCAAACCTTCATAAACAATATGTGATGGAAAGATATAAGGCTGGCGAAACCGGTAAGAGAAAAACCAAAGAACCAGAGTTCAAATTTGAGACACCAAAATTCAAACCAAAGAAAACCACTATAGATTTACCATCTATAGAGTCATTACCAAAAGAACATTACGCAAGAGTTTATTGTGAAGGTAGAGAAATACCTCAGCAATTTATGGATAAAATCTTCTATGCAGAAGATTTCAAGAAATGGGCCTTATCAGTATGTCAAGTGGATTACTCTACATTGCGTCAGAGTGAACCACGATTAGTGATACCCTTTTTCGATAAAGACAACCAGCTTATCGGAGCACAAGGGCGGGCCCTCAGAGAATCTAAAGTTAGATATGTAACTATTAAGGTACATGAAAACGCACCAAAGGTATTTGGACTTGAGAGGTGGAATTCAGACCAACATACATATTTGGTAGAGGGCCCAATTGACTCGCTCTTTCTTCCAAATTGTCTCGCAATGGCTGGTGCGGATATGTCTGATTTGAGTATCCTTGATAAAGATAAGACCACACTCATATTTGACAATGAACCAAGAAATTTTCAAATAGCAAGAAATATGATAAAGTCTTTACAAGATGGATGGAAGGTGGTTATTTGGCCAAATTCAATTACTTGTAAAGATATCAATGACATGGTTCTAACCAGTATAAAGGATGCTCGGTTAGTTGAAATTATAAATAGAAATACTTACTCTGGTCAGCGGGGTGAGTGGGAAGTGCATAGTTGGAAAAAAGTTTAGGTATGAAAACTGTCCATCAACTAGGATTTGTAAAACTCTTAGATGTAATGGGTGATGATGAAGAAGTAGAAAACTCTGCTCGTATTAGTTATGGAGAAGGAACAAGAAAGGTAAATCAAACGCGGAACCTTATCCGTTACCTAATGAGACACAAACACACCTCACCCTTTGAGATGTGTGAGGTCAAGTTCCATTTGAAATTACCAATTTTTATTATGAGACAACTCGTAAGACACAGGACGGCAAACCTGAACGAGTATTCTGGCCGTTACTCAGTGATGAGTAATGAATTTTATCTGCCTGAGGGTGATTACCTCGCTAAACAATCTACGACAAATAGCCAAGGTAGGGGAGAAGTCCTCGAGCAACAAGGTTTATTACAGTTTGAATTTAATAGGATTTATGATGGTGCTAGTATGGCATATCAAGTCCTATTAGAACATGATCTCTCTAGAGAAGTAGCTAGAGCTCTGTTGCCCGTTGCTAATTATACTGAATGTATATGGAAAATTGATTTACATAATTTCTTTCATTTTGTAAAATTGAGGTCTGATAGTCATGCACAAAGAGAAATTAGAGACTATGCAGATGCAATGTATGAGTTAGTGAAACCGAATTTTCCGTTATGTTGTGAAGCATTTGAAGATTATATACAAGGAGCAACAACATTTTCAAAACAAGAAATGGGGGTTATTAAAGAACTTTTAGAATATGCAGATACAAAGGCTGCACTAGCAGGAATGAGTGTTAAGGGTGCTGGTGTTTTAGAGAGTAAATTAGGAAAACGAGAATCAAAAGAATTTTTAGAAAAATTAAAGCAAGGAGATGCAGAATGAGACTACCAACCATTTATCAAGAATACATCCACCTATCCAGATACGCTAGATGGGATTATGATTTGGGAAGAAGGGAAACATGGGATGAAACAGTTGGTAGATATTTTAACTTTTTTACGGAGTGGTTGGAAGAGAAACATGATTATAAACTTGAAAATGGTCAAAGAATTGAACTAGAGAATACAGTCAAAGAACTGAAAGTGATGCCTTCAATGAGGTGTCTTATGACTGCAGGGCCAGCATTAGAAAAAGAAAATGTCGCTGGATATAATTGTGCTTATATTAAAGTCGATAGTCCAAGGTCATTTGACGAAATCCTTTATGTGTTGATGAATGGAACAGGAGTGGGGTTTTCTGTAGAACAAGAACACACTAATCAATTACCAGCAGTTCCAGATGAATTATATGATACTGATACTGTAGTAGTAGTTGCAGATTCAAAGTTGGGATGGGCTAAGGCATTTAAAGAATTAGTATCATTATTGTATGGTGGTCATATTCCAAAGTGGGATGTGTCTAAGGTAAGAGAAGCCGGTGCACCCCTCAAGACCTTTGGTGGACGGGCATCAGGCCCAGCACCACTAGTAGATTTGTTTAAATTTACAATAAATACTTTTAAGAACTCTTTAGGTAGAAAATTACATCCAGTAGAATGTCATGACATCGTATGTAAGACAGCAGAAATCGTGGTTGTGGGGGGTGTTCGTAGGAGCGCTCTCATCAGCCTGTCTAATCTTAATGATCGTGAGATGCGTTTCGCCAAGCATGGTGAGTGGTATACACACAATGTCCAAAGAGCACTTGCAAACAACTCGGTTAACTATAAAGAAAAACCAGACGTTGGTACTTTCATGCGAGAGTGGTTATCCTTATATGATTCAAAGTCAGGAGAACGTGGAATTTATAGTAGTATGTCAGCTCAAAGACATACTGAAAAATTAAATACTCAAAGGAAAAATGAAGATGGCACATACATTCAGCGTCGAGTGGCGAGAGAAGACTTCGGCACCAATCCTTGCAGCGAAATCATTTTACGGTCACGAGAATTCTGTAACCTCTCAGAGTGCGTTGTCAGACGAGAAGACACTCGCGAATCTCTCAAAGAAAAGGTTAGAACTGCGGCTATCCTTGGAACATTTCAATCAACCCTTACTGAATTTAAATATCTTTCAAGAGAGTGGAAAAAGAACTGTGATGAAGAACGATTATTGGGAGTATCCCTCACAGGAATAATGGATAATCCTCTTACAAACGGATCTAAAAAAGGATTAGATAAACTACTTGAAGAATTGAGAGATATCGCTTATGAAACAAATAAAGAATGGGCAGACAAACTTGGAATTCCAGTTAGTGCAGCAATTACGTGCGTTAAACCAAGTGGTACTGTATCTCAGCTGGTTGATTCCGCTTCTGGTATTCATGCCCGTCACAATCCTTTCTATATTAGGACTGTAAGAGCAGACAATAAAGATCCACTTTGTAAACTCATGAAAAATATGGGATTTCCAAATGAGGTGGATATAACAAAACCAGAACATACGACAGTATTTTCATTTCCACAAAAAAGTCCAAAGGGGGCAACCTGTCGAAATGATATGACTGCATTGGAACAATTAGAACTATGGAAAGTTTATGCAGAAAGTTGGTGTGAACATAAACCATCTGTTACAATTTCCGTAAAGGAAGATGAGTGGGTTGAAGTAGCAGCTTGGGTGTATGATCATTTTGATTCTATTAGTGGTATATCATTTCTTCCATTTAGTGAGCATGCGTATCGTCAGGCACCATATCAAGATTGTACAGAGGAAGAGTATAAAGAAGCCTTAAAGACGATGCCTAAAAATGTGGATTGGGCAGAGCTATCAAAATACGAATCACAAGACTACACCATAGCAAGTCAAGAGTTGGCATGTACGGCAGGAGGTTGTGAAATAATTTAACAAGGAATAGATGAAAAATTTAATCATCGTAATTATATTTACTATAATCTTTGGAGGCTGTACAATAAATTTTGGGCCAACACAACCAGAAAAGGAAATTAAAACTGAAGTAACGGAAACAAAAAAAGAAACTCTCAAACCCAAACTCAAACCATGGCCCCATGTAGAGAAGGAATATTGGTATGCAAAATATTTCCTCAGTATGGCTATGAATCCCGATGTACAACGAATGTTGTCTCCAAGACAAGTATTTGAAGTGGTCAAATGTACTGTAGATGGATTTGAAAAAGACTATGAGTATGAGCGGTTTGTGAAAGTGATTGGAGCAAATATGGCACTCCCACCTCAAATTCATAAATACATCTACGATCTTTCATTTGAATGTTCACTAGAAGTAAAACGTAAAATGAAAGAAGACCAAGATAAAAAACCATTAACTTTAAAGAACTCTATTTAAATTATAATAAGGGAATTGATGCCTATAGATGTTAAGATAAATGAAGATGACTATATACTTTATGAGATATTGTGCGATTACTGCGATAAGGAATATGTCATTAAATATAAAATGAAAGATGAAAGTCCTAAACAGGCTATTGAGTGTTGTCCTTTCTGCAGTAATCTGATTGAAGAACCTGCAGAGAGTATTATACATGATGAAGAAACTGGCTGGGATTGATTATTCACTAACATCACCGGCAATATGCGTATGGAAAGAGACAAATGATAATAGACAGTTTAACTTTAATATGTGCACTATACATTATTTGGAAACTCCACAGCGACTCAAACGGGCCGCCCCACATGAAATTTTAAATTTGTGTGCACATGAATATCCAGAATGGGAAACAGAGGAACAAAGACATGATCTACTTTCAGATTGGGCTATGAGTATAATTAGTGGGTGTCAAGTATTCATAGAAGGATATGCCTTTGCTACTTCTGGTAAATCTTATGTTCGTTCTGTTGCAGAAAATTCTGGACTACTCAAACATAAGATGTATAAGGCAAACCAGACCTTCACATCAATACCACCTACCGTTATTAAAAAATATGCCACAGGTAAGGGTAATGCGAATAAAGATTTAATGTATGACGCATTTTCTAAAGAGTGTGTTGCACCAGTAGGCCTTCAGAAAACCCTTAGACCAAAATCAAATAAACTATCGAATCCTACAACTGATATTGTAGATGCTTATTGGATATGTAAATACGGCTGGAGAGAGCTTCTTGCGTAGGGACAACTTTCATCAACTCTTTGAAATTATGAATCAAAATACTCAAAGAAAGAGACAAAAGAGAGAGTGGTATCATAGAAATAAAGAAGCAGTTCTAGAACAACAAAAGAATAGTAAGAAGAAAAAGAAAAATCAGAAAGAGTGGTATGAGAAAAATAAAAAATTGTGTATAGCTAGGGCCAAAAGGTGGAATGAGGATAATCCTTCAGCAAGGAAGCTAATAATGGAAAGACATAAAACCAAAAATAACCCAAAAGGAGTATGGACAGATGGAACTTGAACTTGATAATGATACAAGGAAAATGAGAATTATTAATTATCTAGATTATATGGATGATAAAAGTTTACAAGAAATAGCTGCAGCGTTATATAATTTGTCTGTAAGAAGACGAGAAGTTAAAGAACGAAAGGAAATGGTAGATGAGTCAGGAAAATAAATATGAGAAGTTACCAAATAGTATGTATC